ATGATTTATGATTGTTTTCTCTTCTACGATGAAGAAATGATGTTAAAACTACGCTTAGAAACCCTTTCAGATCATATAGATAAGTTTGTCATTGTGGAATCTACTCATAGTTTTACAGGTAACCCTAAACCGTTAAACTTTAAGCCTGACAACTTCAGTAAGTTTAAGGATAAGATTATTTATGTTGTCTTTGATCAGCAGCCTCATGCTGATGCATGGCAAAATGAGTCAGATACTCGTAATGCTATTATGCAGGGTTTAAAAGACGCATCGAACGATGACCTTATCCTTATTGCTGACGTGGATGAGATTTACGATCCAAAAATTATCCCTCAAATAAATCCGCGCAAATTATGCACAACAATTTATCAGAATTTTTATAACTATCAGTTCAACCTTCAGGTACTTAACAATGATGGGACGCCACGACTTTGCAAGCTTCCCAAAGCCGTGAGTTATTATAATCTCACCCATTTTTTTAGAAGTGAGCCGGAAACCTTACGTAACGTTAAGCGTAAGAATTCTTTCATTAGAAAAAACTGGTTTAAATGGCAGTGGTTGAAAATTAACTCAAAAATCATTAAAGATGGAGGATGGCATTTCTCCTGGATAATGACGCCTGAACAAATTTCAAAAAAAATGTCCTCAATATCACATACTGAATATGACTTGCCTGAATTTAATAATGAAGATCATATTATTCAATGCATAAAAAATGGACAAGACATTTGGTCTCGTGACAGGAAGTTTATCAAGAAAGAATTGAATAAAAAAAATTTCCCTGATTATCTAGTGGAAAACAGGCTGGAGTATAAAAAATTTATTTTATGATTTAAAAATACCAGCATAGCATATGCTAATCTCATGCTATGCTGGTGATTCATTATCTAAACCATATTATCTAATTCTTCTTTTATTCTATTCAAGTCATATAATATATCCTCCTTTGTACGCTCCGAAACAATAGGAGTATATTCTTTGAAAACACCAAGACTATATTGAAAATTTCCAATAACATTTTCCGGGACAGATGTATATTCAACTTCATAAACGTTTTGTCCAGGCACCATTGTCATCATCGTTACATCAGTTTGGAAGGCACAGACAATATTTGTTAAAGGATCGACACCAATACATCCTCTCCATGTTTTGCGTGTTTCATACCAATCACGCTCTTTATCATCAGAAAAAAACAAGAAATTTTTCCCCTCATAACTTCCTTGTTCAATTTTTTCTTTTTTGTATATTTTTACGTTCAGGAAAGAATCCATATTAATCTCCAATTTCCCACCATGCCCCAAGCTTATTCATTAATTGAACGCGTCTGTAGAAAAGCCCCATTTTTCGACCATCCGGCGCACTTGCCGATCTAACGCCGGTAAGAAAACATCCTTCTGGTGCTTCCCAATCGCCCATCCATGTAAAACCAGGATTATAAAGTTGCTGACCTCCACGACGAGAGCTAAATACAGCGCCATTCCAATTGCTGGCCAAATAGTTATTTAACCACCCCCCCCAGAGCCCCCCATTAATATTACCATCAGGTGCGATTTGCGCAGAACCATTTCCAGAGTAGACAGAGTTAGCGGCTACAATATCTTTTCCTCCAGATATCCTGCCATTTGCTAAAAAATTATGATCCGTGCGCATATCACCTGAAGCATAATCAATCGCAAGAGGCCTTAAACTATTCCACCCCCCTTTTGGGTCTCCATCATTTGTTAGCATTAAATAATAATTACTGCCGTCAAAACGCCAAAAAACGCCCTTGTTGTTAGCAATAATCCTGTAATTATTTACAAATGTGGACCAGGCCTCGCCTTTTAACTCTCCGGCACTTATCGGATAAGCCCCAACATCAGCTGCAGTAAGGCTATTTTTTAACGCAAGGTTTCCCAGCCCAAGATTCCCTCGCGCCGCCGCTATATTCCCTACGTCAGCCAGATTACTGGCAGACTTTAAATAACGGCCATCCAATTGCGATGTGGAATTGTTTAATAGCGCTTTCAATAATGATGCTTCCAGCGATTCGGTGTCGCCATTATCTACTACATCATTGCCAGACTTGTCCGCGATAAATCCTGCCACTACGGCCGCAATAGTCGAGGCCTGACGCCAGACCTTATTGAGTTGTTCGCTGCGCGCTATTCCCGACTGGAAACCCGCATCGACCGCATCGAGTTCTTCATATTCTGCTTGCGAAAGCACATTGGCATTCTCACCCGTAGCAAACGCCTTGAAATCATTAACCGGCATGATTATTCCTCATTTATTTTATAGATTACAGAAACGCCAGCAGGCTTAACGGCCAGATAGCCCTGTTTGATAATTTCTTTGGTGATGTTTGAGACCGTATTGCCGTTAACATAAACGGTAATCGACATATCCTGATTATCAGTAAAAGAGAGTGATATATCTCCTTTAGGATAAATACTTTGCAGCACTTTCGGCAGCGTTTCCGTCGTACCGTCCCAGCCGTTCGCCCCTATTTTGGCTCGCAGCATGGTGCGATAATCTTCGTCGTCGACATTAATCGCACCTGATTCGGGATCGTAACGGTTTTTCCAAGTGCCATAACCAAATCCCAGCGTACTGCTGTCGAGCGTGAAAAAATAATCTTCAATGGGTGCCGTAATTTTTCTGTTACGTCCAATCCATTCGCCCAATATATCCAGTTGAGCCCCTGCCGCACTGTCGATATCCAGTGCAGAAAGTAATCCCGAGAGCGAAGCGGAGAGTTCGCTTTGTGGTCGGGAAATTAAGTCAACGTGCTCAACAAATAAAGGCTTACGGTGATAATTTGTAATCAGCTCGGTATATTTCATGAGGTCACCGTAACGGTGATATTTTCAATTTTACAGGAGGCCAGGCAATCGTAAGGGATTGAAATATTCGCCGTTGCCAGTGCCGATTCGCTAATACCCACTTTCAGGCTCAAAATATCGTAATACTGGCTGTTATTGCTGTCCGTTCCCGCTGTCAGGTTGGCCGGAGAATAGAGTCGGCTTAGCAACACATCCTCTCCAATACCCAGCTTGTTGATCCAGGCGGCAAGCGCCATTTTTATTTCGTCGGCAACGGCGCTGGTATATCCCGGGAGCGCCTTAATCTCTAAAGCCAGATAAACCGGAACGGCTACCGGACGGGTGAAATTAATGGTTTGCGCTGCGCCATAGCTATCCGTTACCGCGATTGCCGTATTGCCCCAGGTGGCCACACCCAACGATTTTTTTCTGCGGAGCGTATCCGCAATCTCGGTAGCGTCACCGCCAATAACAATGGCTGAAATCGCATGGGCCGGTAAGCCGTTATCATCTGTCTCGCTGGTATCGTTTTGATACAGCTTGTGCCCGGTCACGCCCTGAATATTGGCAATCGCACCGTCCAGCGCATCAAATGTAACCAGCGCCGCCGATGCAACGCTCTGCGCCTGGCGACTACGCAGCTGAGCATCCGTTTCCGCTGCGTTTCCTACTGCCGCTGCTGAAACATTGGTAACTGCGGTCCAGCCGCGCGTCGGCGTATTGATTTGATTAACCGAACCAATTACTGCTGCAACGGCACCCTGCGTGGCGCAGGTTGCCGTCACGATGGTGGTGCCGGAAGTATCAAGCGTAACGGTAGCCGGAAGTTCCCAGAGCACGTTATTACTGTCCCTCACCGAGCCGTTGATAATCAGCGTTCCCGGCAAGCCAGTTAGCTTGACGTCTACCGTCGAACGGGTTGCCGCCTTACGGGCAATGCCGTTGATTTTTACATTGCGCGTTAGCGCATCGCCCGTGGCCGTCGCCGGCGAAAATGAGTTGTAGCAGGCAATCGCCGTGTTATTGGCATCATGGATAGCCAGAGCGTAGATCGCCAGCATCTGCCCGTCTTTACTGTCCGGCTCCAGGTAAGCATCGGAGCCGTAGATTTGCTGAAAGTAGCGGGTCAACATGCCCAGAATGGTCTGGTAATCGGGCGCACTGATCCCCTGGGCCGTTACCGTTGCCGATAACCCCAGCCTGTCTGTGTTGAGAGCCATTATGCCTCGCTTATAACTGTTGTCTGACCAAACAGAGTGTCTACCGTGGTCGTAATTACCATGCGGCGTGTGGAAGGGTTAAACGTTGCTGTATATGAAAGGATCGCTTTCACACCTTCGGTCGCCAGAATGCGCTTACGCAGCGCCAGCTCCATCGCCGTTGAGCTGCGTTTTCCCAGTAGCGATTGCATCCACGGTGTGCCTTCGGTGGTATCGAGAAACCACTGGCCGTACCACAGCTGTAATCGGGTTTTAATCGCCTGCGCCACGCATTCGGCCGAATCAATCAGGAAAGTGCCCTCTCCTTTACCAAAGGTGTAATCACCTTGATCTTCGCGTCGGTATTTCATTGTGGTCCTCTTGTATAGCTGGTTCCGCTCTGAATGCCGCCATGAACGTGATCTTTCAGGCTGATCCCGCTGGCGGTCTGATCGCCGCTGGAGTGAACCTCGCCGTTAACCGTCACGTTGCCATTCACGGTTAGCTGCGGTGTGGTAATGGTCACTTCGCCGCCCTGTTTCAGTTCAATAAAGGCGTTGCCTTCATCGGTGCGAATTTGCAGCGAATCAGTACTGATACTGCCAATTTTTTCCGCCTGTGACTGCGGCCCAACCAGCGCGAAGGCATCTGACAGGTCGTGTTGGCGCGGATCAACCGGCTCCTGCACGCCGCCGTTTTGCCACCAGAAATCAATGCAGCGATCGCTAAAAATCACCAGGCATTCATCCCCTTTCGCGACTGGAAAAGTTATGGTGCAGCCGCCACCACGCGGAAAGATAACGGGCACATCCACCAGCAAAGGCAGCGAGACGGAAACCGGGTCGTTATCAGCGTTGCGGAGAGTGCCTTTTATCGCTGGCTGAACCGTGCAGGTTACCGCGACGGGATCGAACGACTGGATAATTCCGGGCAAAGCAACGCGTAGTTTTGAAGAGATCGCGTCGGCTAAGGCCTGATATGCCTGAGCCTGACCGCCGAGAATGGACTGAATTGAAACGGGCATAAAATCTCCACGCAAAAAACCCGCATAGCGCGGGTAAGGCATCATCTTTGAATTAGGAGGCGCCAGACGGAAGCGGCGTCTGCTTATCTCGCGGGATGCAGGTTAAGGTCATATACCAGGCTGTGTCTCTGGTATCTCCGTTACAGCTGATGCCGTTAACAATATAAGTGCCATCAGCAGTAATATCGGCGAGCTTTTGGTCGGTTTTATTAACGGTGCCGTCAGCCGCTTTTGCCGGTTTAACGGCCTCTTCGGTAGATCGCCAGGCCTGCATCAGCATTGCCTGATCGACCTGCACCGTTCCATGCAGGCGAATATTTGGATTTATCAAACATTTTAGCTCGACCCCCGTCATCAGCAGCTTCGGCGCGCCAATCAGGCCAGACTGGCTGTTAAGCACCACCTGCTGCTGGAGATAGTTATCTTCCGGCACCATTTGGAGCTTGCCGTCAACAAACTGCCAGCTGGCCCGACACTGAGCAGCAATATTATCCATCACCTGATGCGCGGCCTGGTATAACACTTTCCCCCGGGGAAAGCGGGTTGGCGGCATCGCGCCGGTTACGCCAGCCGTTATCCCAAAGGGATTAAAGTTCCGCAGGGTTAACGCCAGCAGTGATTCAGCGCTATGGCCGGCTGCCAGCGTAGTATTAAGCGTGGTTTCCAGCATCGCCTGATGGCCATCCAGCGCCTGAATAACCAGCGTCGTATCCTGGTTTGTTTTGCCGCTGAAGGCATAGCGGATTTCGCCGCTAAAGATCTCGCCATAGTTCATTCCCCGCGCCTGCCCTGCCTGCCACGCCGGAACGTTATAAACTTTGCCAACCTGGCTGCTGTCGACGTCAGGCGCAATGCCTGAATAACCCGCAACAATTTTCAGCCGGGTATATTCTCCTTTCATAATCGCATTGCAGGTTGATTGTTTAAGGTTATAAACGGTAATTTTCGCTTCGCTGCCGTTTTTAGTGACGTCGCTGGTAATCTGAAAGGTGACTTTAAAATCGTTCAGGCGCAGCGACTTGCCGTTATTGCCGTCGATGACCAGGTCAAAATAACGCATCCAGTTAGCGCTCATAATGACCCCGTCACAATGCAAAGATGGCTGGTATAGCCGAGGCTGAACTGATTCGGTGCCTCACCGCTACTCTCGTCAGTGAGCACCCTCAGACCAAAGCCCAAGTCCAGCCAGGCATACTGTTCCAGCAGGTCGATACCGGTTACCAGCGGAATGCCGGTAATAATATCCGCCTCGCTGTCGTCCAGCAGATCCAGAACCCAGCTGTCACCGCGCCAGATAAGCCGCATTTTATAACCGACGTTATTTTGTGACAGGGCAAAAAGCTGGTTCTCAGGCGTTAACGGGATTTCTGCAATGACCATCAGCCACCTCCTGTTAACGACAGGCTGGAGGTCTGCTTAGTGACTTTTTTGCCGCTGTTCTGCACGGCCGAGGTCGCTACGCCCTGCTGCATATTCTCTTTAGCCGCGCTGGATCGGTTATCCGTATCGGCAATGATCACTTCAGTCAGCGTTAGCGAGGCGAAAAGAACGTGTTCGCTATTGGCCGCCGTGGTGACGTTGAGATGGCTGATTAACATGTTGCTGTACAGACGTTTACCGGTCACCACGTCCAGCAGGTTTCTGTTTTTCTGCATCTCCAGCAGGTTTTGGTAGATCTCGGTTGGGCTAAGCCCCTGGCCCACACCCAACTGGCGGCTATCCCAAAAATCCACCAGCGAACCGCCGCTGGAAAAACCAATGTCCATCGTGACGGTAGGCGAGGTCAGATAAGCGTGATCGGAAATATTTGTGCCATTTTCAACCGGATGGCTGGTAAGGGTTAGCACGTCCGTGTGGCTCTCGCTGGTCACTACGTCAGGAATCAGTAAGCCAATTTGCCGTCGCTGCGGCAGGAAAAGCGTTGATAAAGATTGCATTACACTGCCCTCCTGGCCAGTTTCTGTACCAACAGTGAATTCACGTCGAACTGACTGCGTTCAACATATTTAGCCGCAGCCTGAGGATCGCTGACGCCATGCAGGTGAATATTGGTCTCCTGCTGGATCCCTGGCCCGGCGGGTTGCATCAGCGCGTTTTGCCACAGCATGCGATCGTTACCTGTGGCATTAATAGTCGCCATCGCGTTGCTGAGATACGTCGGATTGAAAATTTGCCTGTTCGCCTGGCTTGCGGAACCTGCCGACGCTTTATCATCTCCACCAAACATGTTGCTCATAAAATGGATCATGTCTTCGGTGTCTTTATCCGTCAGGATGTGGAGTTTCCTTAATAGCGTCCACGCCGGGCCGTCAGCCAGTTTATTTGCGATGTCGGCAAAGAAACTGTTGAAGTATTCTTTGACGCTTTTCACGGCGTTAATCATCGTCGGCGACCAGTTTCCGGAGACAAAGTCGGCCAGCGCCTGCATGCCGCTTTTCCAGTCCAGCGTGCCCTGGCTTAATTTAGCGATTTTGTCGATCAGCCAGCCAATCGCCGTTTTCGCTGCCTGAATGCCCGGCGCCCATGAATCCCAGTCAATCAGGCTTTTTCCCCCTTCCTGCCAGGTTTTGTAGTCGTCGTAGAGGGCAAACAGCGCGCCCGCCAGCGCTAATACGATGCCTAACGGCGACATCAGAAATGCGCTGTTCAGCACTAACCAGGCAGCGGTAACTGCGCCAAGCGAGATAAGCAGCTGTTTCGTAGCGCCATCGAGCGAATCCCACCAGCGGCTGAGATCGGCAGCGGCCTGCACAAGGCGAATGACCACCCGCTCTCCAACTTCTGCCAGCCAAAGAAGCGCGCTCACCACGCCGTCAATAACGCGCTGAAGATCGGGCGCGTTATCGATCAGCCGCTGGCTGAGACGATCAAAGGAGTCCGCCAGGCCATCGTTCAGACGCGCACTGCTTTTGGTTTGCAGCAATTCAACAACCTCATCAAACTTACGTCTCGCTCCCATAAAACGATCGGCACCGGAGACGGCATCCGTCATATTCACGTCGACCGACGCGGAGATGTGGTTATAGTCGGTGATGAATTTGCCTAATCCTTGCTGCATAGCGGCCAGTACGTCAGGGGCAAGCCCCAACTGCTGCGCCGTTTGCACCGCCTGGGCTTCAGGCATTGCGCCAAGACTGTTGCCAAGGTCATTAAAAACGCTGCTCTCCGCGCGTTTTTGACCGTTGGCATCAGCGGTGGCGACCCCCAGGAGGTTAAGGAGCGTTTCGGCACCGGGCGTTTTAAGCGCACCAACAGCTTTGGCCAGCGATTCATTACTCAGTCCGCTTTGCGCGGCACCATATTCAAGCGCTTTTAAATCGCCAGCCTCCACGCCGGCGTTTTGTGCCCTCTGCCCCAGCTGCTCCAGCCGACTGGCAAAACGATCGATATAGTTCACCAACGCGTTGCCGGCTTTTGCCACGGACTGCCTGATTTTTTGCAGATCCAGCGTTTTTGATGCCTGGTCGCTGTCCGAAACAGCGGGATCCTCAACGATTTGCTGCAGTTTCTGCCAGCTGGCGACCTCTGCCGTCAGCTGATTTTCCAGCACCAGCGGAAAATTGTTGCTGTTTTCAGCGTTCATTAGCCTGTTTCCATTGAGCGATGCGGTAGTGATTCTCCGCTTTCAAATCCAGCCAGTCGTTCAGACGGGCAATGTCCGCCAGATCGACCGAGCCGTCTTTAAGCGCGGTGTAGCTGATAAACCCGGCATCCACCGGGCGCATCAGAAAATCTTCCCCATCAGGAAGCGTTTCGAGGGTCAGCTCGCTGGCTGGGCCGCACCGGGACTGACGGGGAGTTCGGGCAAAAAACTTCCCAGCGAATCCTCCACTACCCGCATAACCAGCTTCAGCATGGTGACCAGATCCAGATCGTCAAACATCAGCACGCCCTGAGAAAAGATCGGTGCCCAGCCTTTCGCCTGCTGCCGTGACACCACCGAAAGGCAGGGATGCAGAATCGCATGGGTATCTTCTTCGCTCATGTCGGCCAGCGTTTGCGCAATCGTCGGCAGCGTTTTTTCCAGCGCTTTATATAAGTCGCCTTCAGCCGCAGCGGCTTTAAGCGTTCCCACATCCGATAACATCCCGGCCAGCAGCGGCAGTAATTTGCGGGAAACTTTCAGCTGTTGGAAAACATCCAGCTTCGCGATGCGGTAATTAACGTCGGCAATGTCAACTTCCATAAATTAATATTCTCCCGGCATGATATCGATTTTGATACAGTCAAAAACCCAGGCGGAAGTGCCGCCCTCTTTCGCAAACTTGCGATCGGGCAGTTTCTGGAATGCCACGCCACGAGCAGTAATGACTTCGCCTGAGGCGTTGTTGCGAATAACAATAATGTTATTGCCCCAGCTGGCTGAAGACTGACTTTGTGCGTTATAAGCCAGCGACAGCTTTTTATTTGCCGGCGAAGTCTGTAGCAGGTTAATTGTCACCGTTCCTGATTTACCAGGCAGCAAGGAGTTCATCCCTTCGCCATCAATCCCCAGCGTCATGGTGTTTTTGATGCCGCTCATGGCAACCGTGATCCCTTCCTCAGAATTACCCGAGCCGCTTCCCAAATCAAATACCATTCCCGGACCGATAAAAGAGGCAGTTACATCCATAAATGAATAAGCAGTCATTATTATTTCCTTAGCGAACAACGTTAATCTGAACATCGGCGTAGTGCACGGCACCGGCCAGTTTACAAGCCACCTGAATCAGCGGCGCTTTACGGGCTTCACGATCGGCCTGAGACTGCGTAGCCAGCGGCTGCGCGTAGACGTAATAGCCTTTGGTCAGGGTATCGCCTGCGCTCAGCTGGCCCATATCGCTGCCGTTCCAGATACCCGGCGCAACCAGCCCGTTGGTGACAGCCTGGTCCATTGACGCCTCGACGTTGCCCATCAGGCGGGTAATGCCCGCTTCCGTCTGGGGAACTTTGCTGGTCGAGGTATAGAGCAGGTTGAATAAATTGGTCTGCACGTAGTTCTGCAACCAGTCCAGGCCGTGGCGCTCATCAAAGAAGTCGCCGTTCGTCATCACGCCCTGTTGCAGAATGGCGCTGTCGTTAGCAAACAGGATGTAAACATTGACGCGCTTGCTTTCCAGCGTGGCTGCCTGAGTGGCGGTCAGGGTTTCATAAGTTACGCCCGGCTCCGTTTTGAACTTCAGGGTCAGCGTAGTATTGCTGCCGCTGAAATTTACGGTGAAGGCACGGGCAAAGGCTGAAATCGCTGCAAAGCGGCTTTTCGTGGAGTACTGAATAAAGGTTCGCGCATAGCCGGCTGCTTTAAGCCTGGAAGCAAGATCGGTAGTCGAGGTTTTACTAAGGATCTCTTCACTGCCTGAGGTAACAGCAAAAACACGGCTCTGACTGGCGGATTCAATTGCCGCCGCCGCAGCCAGGATATCGTCATCCGTTACCGTGGTATCACTGGCGGCGGCAACGGCCAGGCCATACCAGCTGGCGTAATCAAGCGCGGCATTTACCGCTTCAGCCAGCGTTTCTACCTTTCCTTCCTCACCGGTGGCCAGCGTGGTTGCCCAACGACCGATATAAAGTTGCTGTGGCTGTGGCGACTGAGCGAAATACACGGCTGCTGCCTGATATTCCGCGGAATCAATACCGAAATCAGCAGCAATATCCGCAGCGGCAGTATAGAGGCGCAGGCGTTCTGTTAACGGAATAACCGTCGAATTGCCTAAAATGAGCATTGAACCAAAATTACGGCCGGTTGTAGCTGTGGGTGACATAATCACATCAACATTGACAATACCGGATAAAGGTAATCCTTGTGGCATCTTTTATTCTCCAAAAAAGTTAACGGGTGCTTCCACCAGTGTATTAATTCCGTATAGACGGATGACTTTACGAACCAGATTTACCGTCAAATCATAACGGCGAGTTTTTACGTCATTAACGACATCAATAACGGTCGTTATTTCACTGCAGCTCTGAATATTCAGTGCGTGAACGTTTAATTCTTCTCTGTTTTGTGACAGCTCACTGCCATCACGGAATCGCGTGGCATATTTCTGGGCGGAAGGGCCATAAAAATGCAGTACGCATTGAATGATTTCTTCACGCCATAATTCGCTATTTTCCTCCTGCTGATGAGTAATAACCGGCGCGCCTGCGGCGGATATTTGCATAATGATAAAAGAGCAGCCTGATTCATCGGTTTGCCACGATGGCGGTTCGCTGCCTTCAACCACGGCGACGCGGTTATCGGGTAAACCAGTTATGCCGAGGATCCCTTCTCTTATTTGCTCTTCCAGTAATGTGTCATAGGCCGGGGCGTCACTGACCGGCGTTAGCCAGCCAGCCGCTTTACTGCTGTTATCAGTCAAAGCACCTCCTTATTAATTTTGAAAACGGCTTTTATTTCAGGCACTGCTCGCGGATATAGCTCTGTAAACCGGCTATCTGGAGACGGGCAGTGTCGATCCTTTCTCTGAGAGTGAAATAATGCCGTTGAGCGGCGTCATTAAGTCTGGGGCGCTCTCCATCATCCACGCGGGCGGCGCGGGGACTGTTTGAGGGCGAGCAGCTGGCGGCGAGCTGCAACCTGCGCTGACCAGCAGCAACATCGTGCTCAAGCTGGCTAACCGTCGCCGCCGCTTTTTGCCGTTGTTCAGCATATTTTTTATCAAGAGAGGCCACCTCCTTTAGCCGATACTGAATATCTTTCAGCTGCACCTGCTGCTGTTTAAGCTGCGCTTGTGCAGTGAGATATTGCGAGTGGTAATAGAATGCGGCTTTTATTAATACCGCAAAGCAAAGAAGTAAAAATATAAAGCCGATCCAAAGGACTTTAGCGCTCAGTCATTTTCTCCTTTTTTTCCGTTAATAAAATTGGTACGGCTGGATATCCGCTACGGTTTTCCAGATTCAACAATCAGAAATAAGCAAGCTTGCGGTTTACGCCGTTAATTTTAACGGTAATGTAACCGGCAGGTGCCGCTGAAGCAGCCGGAGCATCCGCTACCTCACTGGCTAATGTCACCACACCGCTGTCGAAGCCGATACCTGCCGCGCCATTGTGATAATTCATCACCGTGGAGAGGGTGACGCGGTTTTTAGCATCCAAATCAGTGACTTCTGAGAAGTCGGCGCTGAAAAGTGAGCATTCTCCCGCTTCAAAACGCGTCGGTCCGTTGGATTTGAGGTTTACCACCACGTCGCCACACTGTGCCTTGAGCTTAATCCATGCTTCGCCATACGATCCGTTGCTATTACTGGTGGAGCGGACGAGGCAATCAATGACGCCTGAATCACCTTCATAATGCACGTTGCCTCCCACCGAACTGGCACCGCGATATAAATTGAGATAGGCCTTGCCGCAAACGTTGGTCAGTAGCGGCGCGGCTGCCGGTGAGGTCGCGGTATCGCGCAGCGCTTTGCCATGCATCTCGATATGCCAGTGCTGGTTCGCATTCGGGAAAAAGAATTTGCCGACGCGGAACCATTTATCTTCCGTTGAGGTATTACTGACGCGATAGCCCGAATACCAGCCCGCTTTCATCGAGCCAGTCATTACCGTGCCGTAGTTTTCATCGCGTCGCCAGCCCTGGTCGAAACCGGAAAGCCAGGCGGTGCCGGTTTTGGTCATATCCACGGTGGCACCGCTTTGCAAACTCAGGGCACGGATAAGGGCTTTGGTATAATTCAGCTTTAAAGGATTATCGGAAGATTCAATACTCAGACCATCAATAATCCACTGGCCGTTGCTTAAATCGCCCGGGTATCGCGTGTGCTCAATCCAGACATTACGTATTAAGCCCTGAGTCATGCGCGGCATGTAAAGCGTCGCATCCGCATAGCCAAGCTGGAAGTTTGCGTTAGTGAGTTCTACCGCTGTTGAATGATCCCACTTACCGATCACGGAATCTGACCACTGGATATCAAAAACCCGGGCGTAGGTGGTGTTGGTATAAATCTGGTCGAGTTTTGTATCCAGCGTATCCAACAATTTAAACGCCGAGCCGCCGATGTTTTCGATGCGACAGCAGGTAATATTAACAAACTCCCCTTCAATCACCGTATTTTCAAAAAATGGCTGGGTATTGCTGACCATTGCCGGGGTGATGACATCGGTGTTAGTCGTGACGTCGGCAGTCGCCTGACCATCCCAGAAAATACCGCGGATCGCCGTACGGCGCGCATTGACCTTAAACACCGTTGAAGTGGATTTGTCGGAGACAATAATGGTGCGTGGCGAAACGCCATATTCGCAATCATCACCGTACAGTGAGAAATAGTTGATTTCGTCGTCGCTGGTTAAATCTACCGGGTTAACGATAAACTTCCCGGCCGGGAAACGAATGCCCAAGCCATGTAGCGGATTCTTTTTTACATTGCTGACCGGAGAAGAAAATCCCTGGGCCCATTTAAACATGCTAATGCAGGCAGCCTGGTTTACCGTTCCGTTGTCGGCATCAAAATTGGTGTCGCCGCGTAGACGCTTGCCGCCGAAGTGATAGATGTTAATGGCATTAACGTCATCAATAATGCGCTTCCAGTAATAACCGCCTCCGGTAGCAACAGCGACAGTACCGCTATCATCGTTCGATGAACTGTATGATGCATCAATAAAGCCGACAAAACGCCCGCCGCCCTGGAAAGTGGCGTCGCCGTCGTAATAGCGTTTCAACATCGCGATTTCGCCCGAAGCGGACGGTTTTGTGGTGCGTAATTGTGCAAATGAATTGACTTCAATCATCTTTATTCCTTTCAATTAATAGTTGTATGATCCCGATAGTTTTTTATTACCGTCACGACATAAAAAGCGCATATTCGCGTCGCCTGCGAGGCAGTAAAGCAGCTGAATCTTTTCCCGCCCGCTTCCACATCAGCATGGCTTCGGCAGCCTCTTTATAGTCTGAACGGTTTACTCGTTGTAGTACGGTTGAAGAAATAAAAGCCCTGGCGCCAATATTGAAAACCAAACTGCATAAGGCATCATATTGATTCTGCGTGAGCGTGACCCTGACGTTATTATTAATGGTGCGCTGCACCCAGGCTAAGTCCTGAGTAAGCAATTGATCCGACGTTTCAGCGGTGATGCTCATGCCAGCAGTAACCGGATTATCGCCAACGTTTCCTGTATGCCCCACGCCTATGGTGGGAATACCACGGCTATCGAGATAGGCCGTTAATTTTTGACCCTCCTCGCGTTTAATAAATTCTTTGCCATTACGGCTAAGTTCCATCCATACCTCCTGTTTTACGAGAGATCCACCAGCGTAATTTTTCGCTGATATAATCGTTACCTATATAGCCAATATAAACGGCTAAGACCTGAGCCGCAGCATCAGGGACATTCCAGTGAAGCAGTGCGCCAACAACCTGAAGCGTGGGTGCCGCAAAGAATGCCAGCGCGCTGCATGAAACAGCATCGAGTGCCCGTTTGCTCCAGGGACTTTTTGCACAGGCACTGCGTAAAAGGGAAAACATGCCTGCGATACCGGCATAACCCCATTCAGTTTTATGACTATAGAGCCATAGCATTACGCTGGCCCAGAAACCAGGTTCTTGTGGAAACAT